TGCAACATTTTCTTTCGTCAAGCCCGCTTTGGAGCTTGACTTTTTATTTGCAGGCTTAAAAAAGAATCCCATGATTAAGGTTATCACCTGTGTATGTAAAAGTTGCGGACACACGTTCGAGCTTTCCTTAACCGTGTAGAGAGCAAAGTACATAGTACATGAGCCGATTAACTGTCGCAATGACGGTTGATCGGCTCTTTTTGTTTTTGATCCGAATATGGGACGGCCCGGCATAGAAAAAGCTGGGAGGGGTGGGAAGTGGGATATATGCCGCAAAGGGTGCACGAGCCGGATGCGGTACATTGAACGTGTTGCAGAAACTTGCGAAGCCTGCGACCCGCCTAAAGGGAGTCACCAACGGGCGTAAAACAGTGGGGTAACCGTGCGAACCGGTACGAACAAAACCAGCCGTGAGGTTTCAAAAGGCGGGTGCCTGCATCGGCCTTGTTTTTAGGAGCGGCATTTAGACATAACCGTGTGGCGGAATAGGTAGACGCTAAACGTAAAACTGCAAGACCAAGCGCTGGTTATGAGCGGTAATGGGTTCCACCGCCAAACGACGGAACAGCCCGACTGAAAATTGGTCATGGTAAGGGCCAGAATCCTGCTATGCCGGTTGCGCTATGAAGTCATGGACGATCCGAAATGCAGTTATGCAGGGTGCAAATCCCTGCCACGGTTAAACATCCTGTCCAATCGAAGGCTTGCGTGCCACGCGGGGTATTCGTAGGTTGGATGGGGTAAAGACCGCCGGAGAACGCGAGGTGCTATGCGCAGCACGGAAACGTGTGGAAGTCGCGCCGGGGTTAAAGTACCCAATGAACCGTATACTCCCAGCCAGTATGCGGGGAGGGCCACACAAGGTTGTGCGTGATCCTGTGCTGGAGTTAAAACGCAAAAGGAGAGCTCCTGCCTGAGTGGAGACCTAAAAAAGCGGAGAGCCTCTGCCGTATAGTGAGGCGAGTTAACTCTCCCGCGCCGAGGCCAACCCAACAATCCGGGTAATGCGTGTAGACGCGGGATATATACAAAGCCGGGGCAATTCCCGGCGACACGAAAGCAAAGAATCGGCGGAACCTGTGCAGAGGCGCAGAAGCCGCGCCCATGTTTGATTCATGGGGCTTTCGCCAGAATAGCGGATTCTGTCTACGGACGAATGCGGGATGAAAACCCCCGCGCTGGGTAATTCCCGGCAAAAAAATGAATTGGGCGGCAGACGTGTCGCTGGGGGCATGGAGGAGGGCGTCCATGTGCGCTGTGTTTTTTACAAGGTGGGCGGGCACGGCATTTAAATCTTTAGGAGATGGGATGAATGAAAAAGAAAGACGCTGTACTGCTGACAGTGCCCGGCCCGTCCTTTGAAATTGCTCCCCAAAAATCCGAGGCGTTTTTTGCGGACAGCGACCGCAGCGCAGTTAAGAGATGTTTGGACAGAGCAAACACAACGAGAAACAGTGGATCTATCGAGACACGCGGGGAACAGTAGCCCAGCAGCACAAATGAGCGCGGTAGCGTTTGTGTTGTGCCGTAGCTCGTACCTACGGCCCCGCTCCACCCGCATACATTTGCAGCCTCCTTTCACCCGCTGGCATACCGGGTAAAGTATGCCCTAACTCCTAAAATAAGGAGCGGAAAAAATGAAGTTCGGACTGGAAACACTGGAACAAGAGCGGGTGCGTATCTTACGCGAGCGCATAGAGCTGCACGAACGGCTAATCCACAAGACCGGGAAGAAGCGCAGGGAGGCAAAAGCGGAGTTGGAGGATCTTAATGCACAGTATGAGGCGATATGTAGGGAGATAAGTCTATTGAAGGGGTGATTTTGTGGGAGAAAAAAAGAATAGCGCCATGAAAATAACCCCAAATCAAGAACGGTTTATAGAGCTGCTCATAGAGGGAAAAAGCCAGCGCGAAGCATATAGAACGGCTTACCCGAATTGTAAAAGCAGTGACAAGACGGTGGACGAAACCGCAAGTAAGCTGCTCGCGCAACCCAAGGTATACGCAAGGTATGAAGAATTGCGATCCAGGCTGGTACAAGAGGCGGAGGACGAATGTATTGTGACAGCCAAGGACGTGCTGCGGGAACTGGCGGCGGTGGCAATGGCAAATGGATCTGATTTTGCGCAGGTGATTGAACGGGAGTATTTAACCGATGTGATAGGCGATGACGGAGAAACACATCAGGAGGTACGAGCCTATAAGACAGTTGAGGTGTTCGAGACAAAAAACATCCCAGAAGAACGTCGGGCCGCTATTGCCGGATATGAACAAACCAGAGAGGGGCTAAAAGTTAAGACCCATGATAAGGTCAAGGCGTTGGAGCTGCTGGGGCGGTACTTTAAGTTGTTCACTGATAAGACCGAGCTTTCCGGGAAAGACGGAGGAGATATTAAAATCGCCCTGTCGGATGAGGTGAAGGATTATGCCGGTTAAGCTGATCGAGCCGCCCAACGATAAGCAAAAAGAATTCTTCCTTGCCCGTAGCCGCTTTGTGGCCTATGGTGGATCGCGCGGAGGCGGCAAATCCTGGGCCACACGCAAAAAAGCAATCCTCATGGCGGTAAACTATCCGGGCATCCGCATGCTGCTCTTGCGGCGGACCTTCCCGGAGCTGAGGGAAAACCACATTCTGCCGCTCATGACCGACCTTGCAGGGATCGCGCAGTATAAAGAGAGCGAAAAGGCGTTCATCTTCCCCAACGGTTCCCGTTTGCGGTTTGGCTACTGCGACGGCGAAGCGGATGTGCTGCAATACCAGGGACAGGAATTTGACGTTATCTTCATCGACGAAGCGACGCAGTTCACCAAGTTCCAATACGACACCCTGACGGCCTGCCTGCGCGGTGCAAACCCTTTCCCGAAGCGGATGTATCTCACCTGCAATCCGGGCGGCGTAGGGCATGAATGGGTCAAACGCCTGTTTATCACCAAACGGTACGAAAACGGCGAGAACCCGGAGGATTACACCTTTATTGCGGCAAGAGTATACGACAATAAGGCCCTCATCGAGCAGGACACCGGCTATGTGAGGATGCTGGAGAACTTGCCGGAGGATCTCAGACGCGCATGGCTGGATGGCGACTGGAATGTCTTTGCCGGGCAGTATTTCAGCGAGTGGAGCGAGAAAACACACGTCATGGAGCCTTTCCCGATCCCGGCACACTGGCGGCGGTACTTCGCAATGGACTACGGGCTGGATATGCTGGCGGGATACTGGATCGCGGTGGATACAACCGGGCGGGCCTATGTATACCGTGAAATATACGAATCCGGCCTGATTATCTCTGAGGCGGCGAAGAAAATCATGGCCGCCACGAATGAAAAGATCGATACCTATCTCGCGCCGCCCGACCTGTGGAACAGGCGGCAGGACACAGGAAAGAGCGTTGCGGATATTTTTGCGGAATACGGAATCTATCTTGTAAAGGCCAAGAATGACCGCGTACAGGGCTGGTACAACCTGAAAGAGTGGTTAAAGCCAACCATAGACGAAACCGGGGCAGAGGCCGCAAACCTTCGGGTATTCCACAACTGTGAACACCTGATAGAATCGATACCAGCCTTGCAGTTTGACAAAAAGAACCCGAACGACTGCGCGAACGAGCCGCACGAATTCACCCACGGGCCGGATGCGATCCGGTACTTTGTCGCGGGAAGGCCAATTCCTACTTTAATTCCAGCAACAAAGGACGAGGACGCGCCGCCCGAGTACGAAGAGCAGATAGACGAATTCTTAGGATTTGGAGGGTAATATGCTGCATTGGTTTAGAGAGTTCCGGGAGCTGAAAGAACGGGTTGACCGGCTGGAAGAAAAGCCGCCGGTAAAAACGGGCAAGCCCACGAAGGAAGAACAGCTCATGAACATGTGGGAGTACGACGGCAGGCCGCAGGAGGGAGCACATGAAGATTAAGACGGAGCCGCAGGAAATATGGGCGGAGTATGAAAAGGCCGTATCCTACAATCAGGAAATCAACCTGTATGAGACGGTGCGGCAGAATGAGGATTTCTTCATCGGGAACCAGTGGAAAGGTGTAAATGCTCCTGACCTGGACAAGCCGGTTATCAATATCTTAAAGCGCGTGGTCAGTTACTTTATTGCAACCATCGTGTCGGATGATGTTGCGGCGCAGGTGTCTTTATTCTCCGGTACGGCAGATGAGAAAACCGACATTGCGCTGAAAATTATTTCCTCCAGTTTAGATGAGATCAAGGAACTGGCAAAGCTCAACTCGAAAAACCGTGACGCGATCCGCAACGCAGCCGTAGACGGCGACGCTTGCATGTATTTTTACTTCGATGCGGGCGAACAGCTCGGGGATATGGCAATGGGACGCATTGAGGCGGAGGAAATCGACAACACGAACATCCTGTTCGGTAATCCGCAGCTCTGCGACGTGCAGAAGCAGCCCTATATCATGCTGGTAATGCGCAAGACGGTAGAATCCGTCAAGGAGGAAGCCAAAGCAAATGGCGTGAGCAAGGACAATATCGAGCAGATTCTCGCGGACGACGACCCGAACGGAATAAACCGCGAGAACGAGACAGGAAAGGTCACGGTGCTTATCAAGTTCTGGAAGCAGGACAACACCGTATGGTGGACAAAGGCCACACAAAACGTTGTCATAAAGAAACCGGTTAATACCGGGTATAAGCTCTATCCCATCACCTATTTTTCTTGGGACAAGATCAAGAACTGTTACCACGGGCAAAGCTGCATCACTGGACTAATCCCGAACCAGATTTTCATAAACAAGCTCTTTGCTATGAGCATGGAGCATGTCAAGAAGATGGCATTCCCAAAGATTGCTTATAACCGGCAGATGATTCCGACAGGATGGTCAAACAAAGTCGGGCAGGCAATCCCGGTCGAAGGAAACCCAAACGAGGCGGTATCAAGGGAGATCGGCGGCGCGGACATGTCAAGCCAGGTGGTCATGCTGATTGAAAAGATCATCGACTATACGCGGGACACAATGGGTGCGTCTGACGCGGCGCTGGGAAACATCAGGCCTGACAACACGAGCGCGATTATCGCGGTGCAAAAGTCCTCACAAGTGCCTTTGGAGCTGCAAAGGATGGCCTTCTATCAGTTTGTAGAGGATTATTACCGGATCTTTCTGGACATGATGCGGGTCAACTACGGCGTGCGGCAGGTAAATTTCAGCGATGCGAACGGAGACGCGCAGACGGCGATTTTTGATTTCTCACAGCTTAACGATTTGTTCTTAAAGCTCAATGTGGATGTAGGCGCGTCGTCATACTGGTCGGAGCTGGCGCAGGTATCGACCATTGACAACCTTTTCTCGCAGGGAATCATCCAGGACGCGGTATTATATCTGGAATCCATCCCTGATGGGTATATCAAAAACAAGCAGAAACTCATTTCCGAGCTTAAGGGAAGGGAGGCCATGCAGAATGGATTTTTGCCCGAAATGCCATATAGCGACAGACCCGAAGCAGGTGGCGGACAAGCTGGTATTCCAATGCCGCAACCCCCAATGTGAGCTGTACGGGAAAGTAGTCGGAGAACAGGAGGCGGAGGAATCCGCTGACTGAACAGATAGAAACATCAGCCGCCGAAGCGGGGACACCAACCGTAAAGCGGCGCATGACCGGGGACACCAACCGGAAGGAGATTATTTATGAACGAAGAGATCATGGAAGCGATGGAAGAAACCAATCCATCTGAGTTGGACGATATTTTTGAAGAAGCTGAACCGGCAGAGGAAGAAACCAATCCAGAGCCGGAAAATCCGCAGCAGGAGGAACCGGAACAACCGGTTTACACCCTGAAACATTTAGGCCAGGAAGTGCAGATGGGGCTTGACGACCTCATTATGAATGCGCAGAAGGGCCTTGACTATGACCATGTACGGCAGGAATACGACCGGATGCGAAACGCACCGGAATTTCAGATCCTCGACCGCTACGCACAGCAGGCGGGCATGACCCGCGAACAGTATGTGCAGGAACTCATGCGCCAGGAACAGGAGGCCCGCGTGCAGCAGGAAGTGGGCCGGGGTGTGCCGGAGGATGTCGCAAGGCGGCTATTGCAGCTCGAGCAGGACAAACGGCAGCGGGAGGCAATGGAGGCGCAGCAGCGCAGACAGCAGGAGCAGAGGCAGGCCTTTGTTGAGCTTGCGCGGGAGTATCCCGGTATCAAGGAGTTCCCGCCTGAGGTCATCCAAGCCGTTGCAAAAGGTGAAAAGCCGCTATCGGCGTACCGCGCATGGGAAAATAAACAGCTTCGTCAGAAAATCGCCATGTTTGAGCAGAACCAGAAGAACAAAGAGACTTCACCGGGAAGCGCAACAGGCGAACTTTCAGAAGATGACCCTGACGGGTTTATGGACGCTTTTTCGAGCGTATTTAGATAAGCCCTTTGCTTTCCGGTAAAACGGAAAGGACGAATTAATATGGCAATCAATCTACATACCAAGTATTCCTCTAAGATCGCTACCGTCTTTAAAAGTGAATCCCTCATTGATGGAAAACTGAACGACGAATACAGCTTTTCGGGCGTTCGCACCGTCAAGATCAGCACCCCGCAGACCGTCCCGCTTGTGGACTACACCCGCAGCGGAACCAGCCGGTACGGCACCCCCACCGAGATCCAGGACACCGTGCAGGAAATGACCATGACGCAGGATAAATCCTTCTCGCTGACGGTCGATAAGGGCAATAACAAGGATCAGCAGGGCATCAAGGCGGCGGGCCGGATGCTGGGGCTTGAAATCAAGGAACAGGTTGTCCCGATGAAGGACAAATACACCTTTGAACGGCTGGCGCAGCTCGCGGGCAAGATCGTCGGAAACGGGACGGCGCTTTCCAAATCGAACGTTTGCGACCGGATTTCCGACGCGGTACAGTATCTCGACGACAAGGAGGTCCCGCAGGATGGGCGCACCCTCTACATGCCGGTCGAAACTTACAAGTATCTGAAACACTCGGATGAGTTTCTCGCAGTTGACAAGCTCGCGGAGAAGGCGCTTGCAAAGGGTGTTGTGGGCGAATACGACAACATGAAGGTCGTGAAAGTCCCGGCAGGCAGATGGCCCGCGAACGTGAACTTCATGATCGTTTACAAGAACTCCGCGACTGCCCCGGCGAAGATCGCGGAAACCAAACTCCACCAGGACCCGCCCGGAATCTCCGGCAACCTGATGGAAGGCCGCTTCTACTATGACGTGTTCGTGATCGGCGCAAAGGCGGATGGCATCTATGTGGAGGTCAACACTGCTTCGAGCGCGGGCACTGTGCTTGCAGCCCCGACCATTGCGGCGGCGACCGGCGCGATCACTCCGCCTTCCGGCGCGACCGTAAAATTCACCACCGACGGCACCGACCCGCGCTACAGCGAGACCGCAAAAATCGGAACTGCAGCGGGCACAGGCGCTGGAACCGTTGTAAAGGCTTATGCCTACAAAGACGGCGCGTATCCTTCCGAGGTTGCGACCGTCACCTTAACAGCTTAATCACAGGCGCACCGGGAAACCAACGGGGCGGGGATATGCGTCCCCGTCCCGTTTTTTAAAGGAGTGAGCACATGACCGCAGAGGATGTATATAAGGCGGCATTGGCCCTGATTTTTGAGGATGAACAGACGGCGGGGGACTATAAAACATTCTCCCCCGCGTTAATCAATCTGCTTTTGCCAGGGCTTTTCAGCGTGAACAATTCCATTCGTGAGGTGCGCGGGAAGGAACCGCTCACAGAACTGCCGAGGGTCAGCGCATTCACCGATGAAATCCCTTATGAGGATGATCTTGTAATCGGGGCAATGCCCTACGGGCTGGCGGAAAAACTGGTCTATGACGATATGGACATGGATAAGGTCGGATACTTCAACAGCCAGTACGTGAATGCTGTAAACGCTTTAACACAGGTGAAACCACAAGACATAGAGGATGTGTACGCATGAAGCCGGTACGGATTGCAGGCGGATCTCCAAAGATCTATTTAACGAAATACACAAAGCTCAAAGGCGTGGATATGTCCACCGACCCGTCGCAGATCGGGGAGGACAAAAGCCCGTGGTGCCCAAATCTTATAAGCGACAACGGAGGGAACCCAGAAAAGCGGCTGGGGTGGCGGACGCTCTTTCAGCTTGAAGCGCCGGTAAATGGCCTTTGGTGCGTAAAGCTGAAGCAACAGCTCTATTATTTTGCGCATGGGGCCTCCAAGCTCTACCTGTGGAAGCCGGGAGAAAACCCGCAGGTGATCCGGGAGAACATCCATAACGCAAAATCTACCGCTTTTACAATGGCAGGGAAGATGTGGTTCCTCACCGGCGCGGAATATCTGGTTTACGGGGAATTCGACAACCCGGATTATGTAAAGCCCGCAGAAGGGGAAACAACCGACGTGCCGGAAAAAACCATGCAGCTCAAAGACGTGGTGGACGTGGCATTTGTCCCAACCACGGTAATTGGGCGTGCCCCTACGGGCGGCGGCGTGCCTTACGAGGCGATCAACCTGCTTTCCGGCAAACAGATCAACCGCTTTCTAACAACCTCGGAAAAGACCTATCAGCTTTCGGCTACGGACATTAAGAGCGTGGACGAAGTGAAGCTAAATGAGGTTAAGAAAACCGAAACTACAGACTACACAGTAGACCTTAAAAAAGGCACAATCACCTTCAAGGCGACCATGCCAAGCCCGCTGGTGGATGGTGCGGACAACCTCTATGTGACCTTCACAAAAGAGTACAAGGACTATGCCGACCGAGTGAAGAAGTGCACCATAGCGGCGGGATACGGCGTGGGAACGAACGACCGGGTGTTTATTTCCGGCAATCCCGATATGCGCAATACCGACTGGTACAGCGGTCTCAACGACCCTTCTTACTTTGGTGACACTACCTACGCGAACGTAGGCGGCGAAAGCACCGCGATTATGGGATATCTCCGGCTGGGTGAATATCTGGCGGTGGTCAAAGAGGAAAACCAGCAGGACAGCACCGTCTATATGCGCTCTGCGCAGCTCGATTCCAACGGCGGCGTACAGTTTCCGCTTAAACAGGGGGTTGCGGGTGTTGGGGCAATCGCAAGAGGCTGTTTTGCAACCCTGAAAGACGAACCGTTATTCCTTGCCCGTACAGGCGTATACGCGGTCACTTCGAATCTCATCACCTACGAACGGACGCTAAAAAACCGCAGTTACTTTGTAGACGCTGTGCTGAGAAAGGAACCGGACCTGCAAAACGCGGTGGCAACTGAATGGAATGGCTATTATGTGCTGGTGGTGAATGGGAATGCCTATCTTTTGGATGCGAACAGCAGAAAGGAGCAGGTCAACCAGTACACGGGGGATTATGCGTATCGGTGCTATCACTGGACGAACATCCCGGCGGTGGTGATTATGGAACACGACGGGGAACTGTTCTTCGGGACGAACGACGGGAGAATCTGCAAATTCAACACCGACATTGAACTTATGACCCGGTATAACGATGACAACGCGCCGGTGGTAGCTGAATGGGCAACCAAGTTTGACGACGACGGGGATTTCACCGTCAGAAAGACGATGGTCAAAAAGGGCAGCGGCGTTCTCATCAAGCCCAGCAAGCGTTCTTCCGTCAAGGTCACAGCGCGAACCGAAAAGGATTTCGGGCGGGAGATCAAGTATGCCACAATGGATATTTTCGATTGGGACGAGATCGACTTTAACCGCTTTACCTTCAACACCATCGACACCCCGCAGGTGGTGCCATTCAACACGAAGATCAAAAAGTATATCATGCTGCAAATCATCGTGCGAAACGACGCTTTGAGCGAAGGATTCGGGATCTATGGCATTGAAAAGCGGTACACCATTGGGAATTACGTGAAATAGAGGTGAGATTTTGAGCGCGTTAACGGATTTGAAATTTACGGATGCTGATTTCGAGAATCAGAACGTGAAGGCATTACCGGATACAATTAATAATCAGGCCGCGTGGCTGAAAGCCCGCTTTGACAACGTGGCGGAAAACGTCATTGCCAAGGGCAAGATAAACGACTTGATAACCCTG